AAGATAGCTGAGAACTGGAAAAAATAGCCTTTTAAAGCCCGTACAGGGGGTACTTAGATACCCCCATGTATGATTGCCTTCGGTATATATCTTCTTTCTGTATAGCTAAAAAAGGGTAGTTTTAGGAGATACCATAGAATGATCTATTGGTTAGGTCTAGCTCCCCACCTCAAAGCATCTTAGTTCTTTATTTTTTCCCGAGTACTACCCAGACTCTATTTATTCAATCACCATTTAGGCTTACGCCTTCACTATCAACTTGGTACATGAATAAAACTTGAGGGGTAGGAAAAGCGGAGGGTATAGAAACCTACCCCTGTTGTATCGCAAACTAGAACGAAAGGTTATTCTAGTGCCGTTATGCAATACAAAACTTAATCTTCGTTTAATAGTTTAACTAAATCTTTGATAGCTTGTCTATCATTCATAGATAGAGTAGACAAGGAATCTCTGACAGCAGTTCTAACAACATCAGGATTGTCGTTTATGTAATTGTGTATAGCTTCTTCAATGATTGAATCAAAATCAAAATCATTAACTGCATCTTCAACTACAGCAACTGCATGTTCTTCAATAGTATTTTGTAAATCAGACATTATTACTCCTTTGTTACATTCGCCAAGGGCGAGGGATTAGTGTTATTACCCTCATGCTTTCAGCTACAGATATACATTCATCATTTGCCTACTCACAACCACCTTCGAGTACCTCAGGCATTTGCCCATACTTCATCTCAAGTGTACCTTACGCCTCTGTATAGACGTTATTCAGTCAGCCGATACAAGACCGTCATCCTGTATCACGAAACTTTTAAAACTTATTCTACAAACGACAGTTGCTTCTCTATATGGGATAGCAACCTCATCTCAATATATGTCTTTGCCTTCTTCTTTGCAAGACCATAAGAACCAGCAGTTCCTATGATCTTTTTCTCAGCATTAACATAACTATCATCTACTATGATCTGCCAAGACTCATTTCCTGTATAGCTAGATGCTCTACTGTTCTTCACTAGATGAATCACAATATCATCATTGAATGTTCTAGGAACTGTTGCAGTATAGTGTCCTTTAGTTACTTTACGATATGGCATTATAGACTTTCCTTTCGTTTAAAATGGTATATCTGCTCCTTCATCATCATTACTACTTGATGTATCATTAGATGAACTTGCTGATCCTTTTGTTCCGACAATTTTAATATCACCAGAAAACTGTGGAACTACAACTTCTGTTGCATATCTGGTTTCACCATTATGTTCATATTTTCTAGTTTCTAATTGTCCTTCTACATAGATTTGCATTCCCTTTTTGTAATGCTTCTCTACTGTTTCAGCTAATCTTGGATCGAACACAACTACATTGTGCCATTGTGTTCTTTCTACTAGTTCACCTTTAGCATTGTTAAACTTCTCATGTGTTGCCACTGATAGCTTGGCGAACTTCTTTTCTTTACTAGATATTTTAACCTCAGGATCGTTACCTAGATTACCTACTAGTATTACTTTATTGATCGTCATTAATACGCTCCTTCCATTCTGCGTTCTACTTGATCTTGACATAACTCATCAGTTCTATCTCTGACTGCTAAATCAACTTCTTCGTCTAACCATTCTCTCCCTAATAGAAACATTAATGTGTATCGTTTCCATTTGGGAATACCATAAAATACACTATGGCATACTTCTAAATGGTCATAACCTTCATAATAATCTTCTAGAGATTCTGATACTATATCAGATCCCCAGCTTTCTATTTTTTGTTTAATCATGTTTATATAGTTTCCTTCCTAATATACTAAAGAATCTTTGTTCTTTTAGTCTGTAATAACCCCATGATGGATATTGAATAGTAAAGTTAGTATTCTTTAATGTGTTAAATATTCCGTCAGTAAAATCCCATGCACTAAACCTAAGTCTTTGAAGCCCACTATCTTTTTTGTAGTAGGCTTGATACATGTTATTATCAGGTAGCATAGATACATTAATTAGATCTTCTCCTTTAAATGTATAACTCATTACTTTTTGCCTATCTTTAACTCTGTTACTTTAGATTCATTGGCTGTAGAAAACTTAGATTTCATTTGCTCAACGTATTTGTTGTTGTCAAATAGACCTAAGAATACATCTGCTGCCATACCTAGATGCGACATTGCTTTGGTCATAGCATCAGTCATAGCTTTCTTGGGTGCTTCGTCATCTAATGAACCTTTAGTATTGTATAAAGGATTGACTGCTGACACAGGACCATACCAATTAAAATCGCTATTGGTATCTTCACGCCAACCTAGTTTTAGTTCTGCAAATACATTCTTTTCTGTATAAGTATACTTAACATCATAGGTCCAGCCACAACCAACAGGACCAAACTGATCTGTCATTTTCATAACCTGATACATAGGATCAGTCGTTGTTAAATCTCTACCAAACTTGTTGAATGCTTTGGTAAATTTGGGATCAGTATGTTTGAAACTGTCCCAGATGCGTTTGTTATCACTCATTTAAAATATAACTCCTTCTGTTTATTTAGTTTGTCTTTGTGAATCCAAGCTATAACATTTCTGTTATTCTTGTTTTTTCGTCTTTCACCAGAATCTTCTAGAATACCTTGTTGATTCAACTCAGTAATTCTAGCTCTCACACTAATAATATTCTGGTTTATCTTATCAGCTACTTCGTCTGCTGTATAGTTAATAAGCTCACCTAATTTAAATACATCTTCTACCATAAAAGATTGTCTAGGATATTGCATATTAATCTTGTCTGCTGCTTCCTTACTAGTGGATCGTTTCTTGTAACCAGCTTGGTACGGATATTGTAACTTTTTCTGTGAGTCCATTAAGCTTCTCCTTTCTTGAACAAAATGCCTCAAAGTCTACATAATCTGGTGGCTGAACATCATATTGGATATAGTTCCATAGATATGTTTCAGCATAGATCAGCTTATGCATAAAGTCATAGTCAGCTTTGATCTCATATATCTTGTGTTGCAAGTTACCAATCAAAACTGATAAGTAGGTTTTCTTCAATCCTGTTACAATCATATAATGTTGTAACTGTGGATAGTATCTATCTACAACATCTTTGGCACTAAACGGACTAACATGTTTTGCTTCGAAGATTGCTTCTTCCTTATGTATAATTCCGTCTACTGTTGCATGTAGAAACTCTATATCTGGACTTGTATATACTTTGTTATTGTTTGTTACTTCAAATCCAGTTTGTTTTTCAAACCATTCAATGTTAAATGGTTCGGTATATATTCCCATTTGCACTGGTAGAACTTCTGATAGATCATCTTTCTCTGCTCTACCCGTTTTAATTTCCCATATATCTTTCCATTCACCTTTAACTATCTTAATAGCATCAGTACCACCTAGAGATACTTCTAGGTTCTCTTTGCTCGATAGCTTTCTTTTCTTTGTTGCCATTCTTGCAACTCCTTTCTGTATTTGTCATAAAGCATATTAGCTGTATCATAAACTATTCGATTGTCTTTCACTCTGGGTGATAGATAGAGCTTCATAAACATTATATATTTGTCATAAGTAAAATACTTTTTTGCAGCTTTCAGGATAAACTGTCTTTTCCTTTGCTTATAAGTCATAGGACTAGTCTTGTCCTGTTCTTTTAATACTTCTCGTTTATGTCTACCTAATATATCACTTAGAGTTTTCATCTGAACTATAATAATGAATATCCTTTACATATTGATTAATCGCATCATTAATATCTTTGTGTAATGGTAGTAAGTTTCCAATAGGTAATTCTATTGGTCTACCTTTTGCATGATACGCTTCGTCTATTTCTGATTTAGTTAAGCTGAGTAATAATTTATCTTGGTAATATATTATCCTCATGGTCTTTCCTTTCTGTTAATGTTATCTGACACCCTAAAGTATCAGCCCAACAACAGAATAAATAACCACTCGGTTTGCGTATGCCTACTTCCCACTTGGAAACAAGACCTCTAGCAACACCCAATAGTTCGTCTACTGTTGCTTGGGTATACCCCAGCTTCTCTCTTGCTTTGACAAACTGGGGTATAACTTCCTTATAGAATTTCTTGCCTAGTGCATACTCCATAAGGAATTGATATAATAATTTAAGCAGCAAGTAAAGTGTTCCAATCTTGTGATTGCAACATAGATGCCACTTTGT